GAATTGGTGGCCTTGTGTTGGCAAGGATACCGGAAGAGATTCTGAAACAACGTGCTGAGTATTTTAGAAAAATAACTCAAGATAGAACAGACGCGATTGACAGGGATCTTATGAAGGAACAGCACCCGGACATGCCGATCAATATTGATAGGCAGTCTAGAGTTACCTTTGGTGGTAGTCGTAAAAAATAATTTTTTTGCATTACCTACCCGAGATAGCTTGGATTAATAAAAACATATAGGAGAAAACAACTATGGCAAACGTAAGTGAAAAGTTCGGTCTTAGACCTTACAGAAAACTAGACGGTACACCATTAGTAGGAGCCCAGAACAGATACACAATTGCAAGTGGTCATACGACTGCAATTTACCAAGGTGATATGGTTATTCCATTAGCTGCAGGTAATATTGACAGACACACTGCTGGCAATGCGACAGCTGTTGTGGGTGTTTTTAACGGATGTTTCTATACAGATCCAACTACTCAAAAGCCAACGTACAGAAATTACTACCCAGGTGGAATCGCAGCAAGTGACATTACAGCATTTGTTGTAGATGACCCTGACGCAGTATTTCTAATAGACGCTGATGCGGCTTTTACTAGAGCAGGTCTGTTTGCTAACTATTCGGTTACAAACACTACAGGTGTAACACAGACAGGACTATCAAAAGTACAATTAGATGTGTCAACTGCAGCTACTGCAAACACATTTGTTGTTCAAGCAATTGATATCTCGCAAGATCCAGACAACTCGGATACTTCGACATCAAATGCAAATATTCTTGTTAGAATCAACAACCACTTCTACAGAAGTGGCGTAGGCGTATAATAAAGGAGAATAACTATGGCAATATCACGTAGTCAACTAGTTAAAGAACTAGAGCCAGGTTTGAATGCTTTATTCGGCCTGGAATATAGTCGTTATGAAAATCAGCATGCTG